AACTTGACACTTATTCCGGGTTAAACTGGTAACAACGCGCAAAAGGGGTACAGGGTAATGGCATGTTTGATACAAACAAAAGGTCTTGCACTTAGCAACACAGTTGCTGAGCTGTTGGGTACGGCTGGCACGGGGTACCTTATAACCAATATGTTTGAGCTGTGGCGGGCTAGGATGCTGGTACGTTGCGGTTTCTGCGTTTGGCACGCAAAGACACCAAACAGACTTAATTTAACGGCTGTTGGTGAAAAGCTTGTTGAGCGCAGCAAGTACGGTGAGTTGCCAGTGGAAACAATGTTTCAACTCAAAGTAATTGAACACGCACCGGAAGATTCACTAAAATGAGCGAGCAACTATTGGCTGAGATGCCCATTACCTTAACGCAAGCGATGGCCGAGGTAATGGGTGAAACGGGTAACAAAATCAGGCATAACGCCAAAGCCTACATTGCATGCGATTACCTTGAATTGCTGCACATGGGTTACCGGGTACGTCTTAACGACACCTTTGTGCTTAGCGCAGCGGGTGAGCGGGTGCTTGAAGCCAGTAAGTACGGTGAGGTACCAATTGGCACAACGTTTGTTACCAGAACTTACCAAATTGGGGACGGAGAAAGTTAATGGTTTTTTGGCTTATGTACTTGGTGTGTGTTGTGCTGGTGATGCGCAGCTTTTTGTTCGAAAGTATTATGTGCTTTGCACTGCGCCCCATAGACGCGCCTGAGCCCTTGCAGGTGTCCAGTTATAACGGAACGCTGCGTTGGGGTGTCTTGCTGTTTGCGGGCCTTGCGTGGCCCGTTACGCTGCCCATGTGGACCGCTTGGTACACGTTACCAACTGTGAGCAAGGCGCTCGTTGAGCTCAAAGCAAGGCTTGAGGTAGCTGTACGCTAAACTACCCCCACAACAACAGGGTAAACACTATGGTTCATTCGGGTAAAAAGTACCTCCGCAAAATAGGTACCGTCCACAACACTGGCAAAAGCGACGTGTATAACGTTATTGACGCCTTTAACGTTAAATGCCCCGCCGTAGGGCACGCACTAAAGAAGCTGTTGTGCGCTGGCATACGGGGTAAGGGGAACACGCTGCAAGACCTTAGCGAGGCGCGGGACGCTATTAGCAGGGCTATTCAGCTTGAAGAAGACAGGGCTGTGGCGGCTAGGACGTATGTGCCCGCCGCAGCTGTACGTGACCCTAAAGCACCACTCACATCGGGTAACACATAATGACCGAATTGTCAAAAGACTGCCTTGACTTTGGGCACGTTAAGCTTCTCAACATTGCTGGCCCAAGCGGGGCACCAATGGGGAGCCGCCAGTTGCAGCGTGACGCGGCCAAAACGGCCCGGATGTCGTTTGGTGGTGCAGGTAAGCAGCACACCGAAGAAAAAGATATGGGCTTGAGCGGCTACCTTTGGAACGAGGAGCACAGCACGCCGTTTGAGTTTATACAGGTGTGGCTGGAAATGAAAATGCCCATCTTTGTTTCACGCCAACTGGTGCGGCACCGCACGGTAAGCATAAACGAAGAGAGTATGCGGTACATTGACGCGTGCTGTGACTGGTATATCCCGGAGCAGTTTGGGGCCAAAGCTGCAAACGTAAAGCAGGGTAGCGTCGGTGTGTTGGATGCGGCTGACAACACTGAGTTGCGGGGCCTGCTTGACAGTGCTTGCGCTGACGGGTTCCAGCGCTACAACCGGGCGCTTGAAATGGGTACTAGCAACGAGCACGCGCGGTTGTTTCTGCACGTCAACCATTACACCCGATGGTGGTGGCGACAGGACTTCCGAAACCTTATGCACATGGTGCGGCTGCGCACTGACCCCCACGCGCAGATGGAAACGCGGGTGTATGCCGAGGCGGTGGTTGAGCTTGTGCGGGAGCAGATGCCCGACCTTATTGCGGTGGTCGAGGAAGCGAATGCGCTTATTAAGGTACCCCCGCTTGCCCTTGGCTTGCTGCTTGATTATTCGATTAAATACGTATTCAACAAACGCACTAACAGCAACGACCCAGAAGAGCGAGCTTTGCTGAATGAGCGCCTTGACGTGCTATTTGAAATACAGACTGTGTTGGGTAGCGGCGGCAAGCCACAGCGCAAGCTTTACGGTGCGTTGCTCGGTGTGTAAGAAGGGTACACCGTGCCAGCCTTGCAACGGCACCAAGTTTGCGAACCCCGAGTGTGAATGGTGCGGGCGCGATGGGTGTGACACCAGCAAGCTTACCGGCGGGTATTATCCTTGCCCCGACTGCGGAGGGGCCAGTGCGGTAAAATGTGGTCACTGCGGGGGTACGGGTTACGCAATAACAGTTGAGCACTACGAAGTGCCTTGCCGGTTACTGCTCGATCAGGCGGCTGACATTGTGTCTTCGCTAAACATTATTGCAAGCCAGGAAAGTTGTGACGGTGAGCCTTACGACACAATGGTAAAGGCTGCTGACTACATTGAATATTTGCGCAAGAAAATCAAATCGGAGCAGGTGAACGGGTAATGGGTATTATCAAAAAAGCAAAAGCACTGCGCAGCATGGTTGAGATTGGGCTGCGGCTGCGCGATGCACGCAAGGGTAAAAATCAGTCCCTTGAGGTATTGGCAGGGCTTAGCGGCCTGTCACGTAGCCGCGTGGCGCGGTTTGAGAAAGGCACGGCCAACCCGAGGCTCAACGAGGTGTTGCAGTTGGCTGACGCTGTGGGGCTCAGCCCGGTTGAGTTGTTTGAAGACACTACGGCACCTAAAAACGGACTTGAAACAGTACAGCGTGTTCTGGCTGTGCTTGGCAGCACTCTTCCCGAGAATGCAACGCGGGTTGATATTGAATTTAAAATTGACCCTGAAACAGACCAAATATACAGCGACTTGTATATTACCACTCAGCAGATTAATTAGACATGCCAATTAACTCACGTACCAAAGGCGCTGAAGGTGAGCGCGAAATATGCCGCCGCTTTAATAACCTGTTTATTGAAGTTGACGCCCGTTACCCCACGCCAGCCAACTTTCCCGCGCAGCCCTTCCAGCGCAACCAAAACCAGACGGCGGTAGGGGGCAGTGACATAAGCAACCCCTTTGGCCTTAGCATAGAAGTTAAGCGTGTACAGGTACCGGCTGTTGACGCATGGTGGAAGCAGTGCTTGGGGCAAGCAAAAGACGAGCGGCGCTTCCCCTTGCTTGTTTACCGCTCAAACCGCAAACCTTGGATGTGCCGTATACCTGTTTCAAGCATTTGCTTTGACGGTGCTAGGGCCAGCCACTACAGTTTCAGTCCAAAAGTTGAGCAGTTTGGGCTTGACATGCCACTCGGCGGCGCGGCGTTTGACTTTCCAATTGAAGTGGCTGACGCGCTGGTTGTAAACGCAATTGAGCAGTTTCTTAAAAAAGCAATTTGAGGGGTAAGGTTATGGAGTTTCAACAAGGGCATTACTACTGGCTTTCAAATGGTAACAAGAGCGAAGACTGCCTTGTTTACTGTTACGTAAATCCTGACAACGACACGCTGAGCCTTGCTTACTTTGCAAGCGACGGCGCAGCGGTAATGCCGGTGGCTGACATAGCTAATGATATTGAAGTGTCACTGGTAACTCTTAACATTCACTAAGCTTATTATCAATCCCAATAACGGGTTAAATCAAACCCGTTATAATCGCACGTAATTCCTTTTATCAAATACCTTACGTGTGAGCGAATTAGTAAGCAGCCCGGTAGCCAAAGTGATTCCCCCAAAGCAGCGCGAGGGGCGGTTAAAGGCTGACCGGCGGAAGCTTATTGAAGAGGCGGTGGGGTATTACCTAAGCGGTATGACGGCGTTTGAAGCGGCGTTGGCTTGTGGTTATCGAAAAGAGTATGCGGCAAACGAAGGGGTAGAGCTGCTACAGAGCGGCTACGCGCTGCGCCTTATTAACGCGGCTAAAAAGAAAACCCCTGATGCAGAGTCGCTGCGCAATATGCTTATAAACGACGTGGCCGAAAGTGGGCTGCGCAGTTTTGAGACTACTGACAAGGTTGCAGCGCTTAACCAGCTTTCCAAAGTACACGGATGGCACGCACCAACTAAAACTGAAACAGAGGTAAAAGGCGGAGGGCAAGTTATGGTTGTACCGGCAACGGTGCCGGTTGACCAGTGGGAGCAGTTTGCAATTGAGCAGCAACGCCAGCTAAAAACGGACAGCAGCGGTGGAGAGTAGCCCGGTATTATGGAGCCCCCTTGAAGGCTCGCAATGCCTTTTAATGAACTGCCCCTGCAACGTTATTGTTATATTTGACCAAGAATATAAAAACTTGGCTGACCTTATTGCAAAGACGCAGCGGTGGTTTCCCATGTTTGGTGATGGGGCCAAGTTTCTAAGTAGCGCAAGTGATTTGTGTTGGGTATGGCCGACGGGTGAGCGCCTTGAGTTTAGGGTTATGCGGACACCTGACGATTACTGGAAATACCACGGCCAGGAGTACGCCTTTATAGGTTGGAACGAATTAACCAAGCACCCCACAAGCGAAACGTTTGATTTAAGCGAAAGCCTTAACCGCACCTCTTTTATTCCCGCACTGCATAGCCCTGACCCCGCGGAGCCGTTGCCTGACATCCCGTTGGTGGTACTGGCAACCACCAACCCCTACGGCGTCGGGCATAACTGGGTAAAGCGCAAGTTTATAGATGCTGCTAGGCCGGGTGAAGTGGTGCGCACTGAAACCGAGATATTTAACCCGCGCATTCAAGCGCGTGAAGTTGTTACGCGGACCCAAGTGCGTATCTTTGGTAGTTACCGTGAGAATGTGTATTTGCCGCCTGAGTATATTGCGGGGCTAGAGGGGATTAAAGACCCTAACCGGCGCAGGGCTTGGCTTGAGGGTGACTGGGACATAACCAGTGGCGGTATGTTTGACGACATATGGGACAGCGACCAGAACATTGTTGAGCCGTTCCAGGTGCCCCACAGTTGGCGCATATTGCGTGCGTTTGACTGGGGAAGTAGTGCCCCGTTTAGTGTGGGTTGGTGGGCTATAAGCGACGGCAGCGCCCGAAGGGGTCCGAATGGCGACCAAGTGCCAACGGTGCGCGGCGACCTGTTTAGAATTGCCGAGTGGTACGGGTGGGAAAGCGGTGAGCCTAACAAGGGGCTAAAGCTTTTAGCGGGCCAAATTGCTCAGGGGATTATCGAACGCGAAGTTAAAATGGATATTGCTGAGCGGGTTCAACCGGGGCCAGCTGACGCAAGTATATTCGACAAGGTAAACGGTAACTGCATTGCCGAGGATATGGGTAACCCCGTTGACGTTATGGGGGTTAAATACCACGGCCCAAGTTTCTCAGCCAGTAATAAGACGCCGGGTAGCCGTATAAACGGGCACGAGCTTATGCGTCAGGCAATGTATAACGCGCATAGAACTGAAAGCGGCGTGCCACGTGAGGCCGCTGGGTTGTTTGTTTTTAGCAACTGCCAGGACGGTTTTATACGCACAGTACCCGGAGCGCCAAGGGATAAAAAGAACCCCGACGATGTGGATACTACAAGTGAGGACCATGTTGTTGACGAAACCCGGTACGTAATTTTGGACCACAGCGACATCATAAAAGTGTCAAGCTCCTACGGAACTCACTAAAGGTAACCACAAATGGCAATTCAAGACCAACACCCTCTGCACATTGAATTTGAAGACACATGGCAGCAGTGCGTTGACGGTATGAGCGAGGCCGCAATCAAAAAGGCTGGCGTAAAGTACCTGCCCGCAACGCCTGGACAGGTAGCTGACGGGTTTGACACCACACTTGCAAACTATTCACTTAGCAAGGGGTATAAAGATTACAGAGCGTACCTTATGCGTGCAATTTACCCCGGTATTTACCGTGAGGCAATTGAGCAGGCAGTGGGGGCCATGCACCGCGAGGACGCGGTTATTAACCTGCCCAAGGCGCTTGAGCCAATGCGGGACAACTGTGGTAAGAATGGTGAAAGCCTGCAAGCCATGTTGCGCCATATTAACGAATCACAAATGCAGCTCGGGCGCGGCGCTATTATGGTTGACGTAAGGCAAACCGATAAGGGTTATGTCCCTTACTTGAGTTTGTTTGCTGCGCCTGACATCCGTAACTGGCGTGAAATTGAAGATTGCTGTGTTGACTTTGTTGCGCTTGACGAAAGCGGCTACGAGCTCAACGCTGACTACAAATGGGAAATGGTTGAACAGTACCGTATTACAGCACTGGTTAGCCTTAGTGACGCCAAAGACGGTAAGGGGGTACTTGACCCTGATGGTGTGTTGGCCACAACGGTTCTGAAAAAGGACGACCCCATTGAAGGCGCAGTGTGGGAGCCTATTTACCACAACGACACGTTTATAGAGTTGCTGAACTTGTGCCTTGCTATTTACCGGGGCGAAGCTGACCGGCGACTGGCGTTGTTTGGGCAAGCGCAGGAGACGCTTGTTATCAAAGGTGCGCGCGGTAAGAGCGGGCAAATAACAAGCGAAGGTGACGAAGCGATTCGAACGGGTGTTGGTGCTGTAATTGAGTTTGGCAGCACTGAAGGTGACGCCAAGTATATTGGCCCAAATGGGCAGGGGCTTAGCGAGCAGCGTGAGGCGCTTGAAACAGATTACGAGCGTGCTATGGAAATGGCAGGCCGGGTTGTTAACTTGCGCAGTAAGACGCGTGAGAGCGGGGAAAGTATTAAAACCCGTATGACGGCGCAGACAACCAATTTGCCAAGGGTGGTAAAGACGGGAGCGGGGGCGCTTGAGATGGCGCTGCGGTACGCGGCCGAGATGGTGGGGGCCAACCCCGACGAGGTTGAAGTAATACCTAACTTGGAGTTTACTGGTGACGGCTTTGACGGTGCCAAGCTGACCGACCTTGTTGATGCTGTTGTAGGGGGCGCACCGCTGTCACGCCTCAGCCTGCATAACTGGATTGCCAAGGTTGGCATTACGGATATGTCCTTTGAAGACGAGTTGAAACAAATTGCAAAAGAGCAACTTGAAATAAGCGAGAGTGCCGGTGACGACGTCGAGTAACCAGCGAATTGCGGACGCGTATTTGCGGAGGCAAATACGGGTAATAAATATGTCACGCACCTTGGCGCAGGATGGTGAGAAAGCGTACAGGGCTAACAGCGAGGACGCAATCAGGGGATTAGTTGCGCAGTATTTACCCCGCATCGAAAAGGCAGCATCGGTGCGGCGCAAGAACGAGTTGTTTGCTGAGTTTGACAAGGCGGTAAAGCAGTTGCGGCTACTGGCGTTTAAACCGCAGGAGGCAGAAATAAAAAGCGCCGCAACCAAGCTGGCTGTAAACGAAGCGGCATTTGTGGTTAGCGCTGTTAAAGAGGCTAGTGCGTTTGAGCTTAACTTTAACCTTGCGCAAAAAGACGCTGAGGCTATGGCAAGCGAGGCCCTGCTTACCCCGTTTGAGGGTGTGGTGCTGGCTGAAGCGGTGCGAAGGGTATGGGCGGCTGACGTTGGACGTATAAGCCAGCGCTTTAGGGTTAGCGCTATGCGCCGTGACAACTTGCAACAGGCCACAACGGCCCTCCTTGGAAGTAACCGGCGGGGGTTTAAAGACGGTGTGGTGCGGCGGGTGCGGGCGAACCTTGAGGCAACTGTGGTTACCGCAACCAACGGGATTATTCACCGCATGCGCGAGCAGGCGTATGCGAAAACGCCGTTTATAAAGAAAGAGCGGTTTGTAGCCACATTGGACCGCCACACAACCCCCATTTGTATTAGTAACGACCAGCGGAAGTTTAAATTAAACGAGGGCCTTTTCCCACCGTTACATATGAACTGCCGTTCAATACGGGTGCCGGTATTTGAATTCGAAGTTCTGGCTGACCGCCCTTATGTGGCTTGGGCCGAGCGCGAGCTTGTGGCCGACTACACGGCGCAGGCAGGGCTACCGGCAACCAAGGCAAGGGCAACGCTGCCAAGGGGGCACAAGGGGCGTTATGACCGCTATGCGCGGGGTAGGCGTGGGGAGTTTGTAGGGACGGTGGACAGCCGGGTGGCTTACCCTGAGTTTCTGGCGCGGCAATCACTGGCGTTTCAGCAGGAAGTGCTAGGGGTACGACTTGGCAAAATGTACCGTGACACGGGAATGAACATTACCAACTTTATCTCCCGCACCGGGCGCAAGTTCACAATTGACGAAGTGCTGAAGCGTTTAGATTGAATAACCCGTTTGGGTTAAAGTAAGTTTGATAAGGGCAAACGTTAATACTTTACCCGTTTTATCAATTTATAATTGCTTGGGTTCGCAATTGAATATCACGGCAGAAAGCTATGCTCAAGTACCTTACCCAGTGGCAACAGTGGGCACCGGTTATATCCGGAATGCTTATTTACGTTGTTGCTGAAATTAAGTCAAGGAACCCGGACACAGTTACCGCTAAGGTAATGGTCGTTATAAGCTCACTGTTCCTTGCTGGGCTTATTGCAGTTTTATTCTGGTCAGGTGCGGGGTTTGTTGGTTTCACGGATAACGAGGCCAAAGCTTTTGTCGCCGGAATGGGAAGTGCTTCAGGAATGAAAGGATTTGATTACCTGACAGACATACTGAAAACACAACTCAAAAGGATAAGCGGTAATGGGTAAAAAGACTGCTGAAACAATAGCATTCATAAGGCTGGAGTTTACGAATGGCGGGATAACAACGAGTGCATTGTAAGTGCTGGAGGCAACACTTACAAAACTAGAACGGGTTTACCCCAAGTATGGAGAGAGTATAAGAAAGGAAATGATTTTTCTTTTATCTCATGGCCCCTACCAATTAAAAGAGACAGCTTTAAAAGCAAGGAATGCAGGCTTGTGGGAGCTGTACATTTTGATGTCGGTTATGGGGTACGTAAAGTGCTACCCTACGAATCACTAACAAGTTTCAGCGTAGGGGATATTCTACAGTGATGCAACCTCGCGTAATACTGGTGCATGGCATACGGGTTAAAGCCGTTGAAGTTAACGGTGAGCTTCAAAGTATATTCAGGCTAAAGCCTTTACTTGAAGAAAGTGGTATTGAGGTTATTGCATGCACTTACGCTGAGAATGGGTTTTTTGACAGCTTTAGCGATAGCAAGCTTGACGAAAACGCGCACCGCCTGCTTACGCTAAGCCAACCCGGTGACCACGTTATATTCCACAGTAACGGCGCACGGGTGGTACACAGGGCGCTTGAGCTTGGGGCGAGGTACAACCAGCTCTATGCCGTAGCGCCTGCCATAGGGGCGCGTAGGGAATGGCCCAAGGGTGCCTTTACCAAACTAAACATTATTTTTAATTCACGTGACCGGTTATGCCAGTCATAAAGCAGTACCAGAAAGACGAAATTGTTGCAATGCTCAGCCAGCTTATTGAAATGGTTGAGGGCAACACTGCGCCCAAACCTGCTGAGCCAGTGTTTAACCTTTTTGAAGGTAACTGGAAAGTTGTGCGTAACACGGTGCTTGGTTACACTGACCGCGACACTGACGCATTTGAGCAAGGTCACACTTTCCTTACCTTTCTCAACACGCTTACCAATGCAAACATTGTGCATAACTTTGATTATGAAACGTTTGCATGCCCTTTCAGTCGCGAGTTAATAACAAATGACCGGGCGCTGGCTATGCTTGCGGCGGTTATGATTGAACTTGGTGAACACCATGTTGTTATTAACAGCGCTTACCGCAGTGACGCCTGGAACAAGCAAGTTGGAGGTGCGCGTAATTCGCAGCACCGCGACGGCAGTGCTTACGACATTGATTTTACCGAAAGCAATATCAACCCTGTTCAATTGCTTAACGCTGCGGTCAAGGCTGGTGTAAAGTCAATTGGCCTTTACGAAACGTTTATTCACATTGACACAAGGTTTAACCTATGGGGCTGAGGTTGTACGCATTGTAGACGGCGACACGGTTGAGCTGTTTATGGACCTTGGCTTTGAAACGTTCCGCAACATAACGGTCCGCCTGCTTGACATTAACGCCTACGAAACGCGCGGTGAGCACAAGGCGCTTGGCAAGCTGGCAACCGAGGAGGTTGAAAAGCTGTTTAGCATGGGCGGTGAGGTTGTGGTTACCACAGTTAAGACGCGCAAGGGCAGCGACCAGCGGGGCAAGTACGGGCGCTATTTGGCCCGCATTGAAATCAACGGCATTGACATTGGGCAACACTTGTTAGAACGCGGACTAGCCGTATCTTACTAACTTGCCTCTGTTAAACTTGTTTGGCACGTTCAACAAGGAATAAACAATGGGTATTATCAAAGGCAACCTCCAGTTCCAATCGCCAACGCTTTTGCACAAAGCCTTTGCGTCAAAGAAACTGAACACCACAAACCTACCGCGCAAAGACGGACGCGAGAACGGCATTATCCAGCGCCACGGCGACACGGGCCACGCCTTCCTGATGTGGCGTCCAGAAATTGACGACAGCTTGGGCAGCCTTGCACAGCAACCCATGTACAGCGAGCAGTCAAGTTTCTCGGCCGCTACCCATTTTGGTACCGGCCACGCCAACGGCAATCGCAAGGCGCTGTTCAACGGGTTGAACGGTGACAACCTTGGCACTATCAACCTCCCGCACCGTGGCGGCGACTGGATTTGGCACCCGTTTATTGACCGCATTGGTATTTCAGCGTCACTTGACGGCACTGTGTACGCAATCAACGTTATAAACGGTACCGCAACCAAGCTGTTCGAGGCGTCAGGCGGCTGGCGCATGGGTAGTAGCAAAGGTGACACCCGGTTATGGCCAATGGGCGGGCAAGGTGATATTTCACGCGTCGCAGGCAAAGTGAGGGTTGCGTTCAAAATCAGCAAAGGCAACGATGCCAGAATAGTCGTGATCGATGTGGAGTCGGGCGGTCTTGTGTCCGAGCGCCTTTGGAAAGGCGGCGCACACAGTGACGTGGTCGATAACGTGACCATGATGCACGACGGCTTGCATTATTACATTGGCAACAACAAGCGTGAGCGCTGGGTGGTACCGGTTGACGTAACCAAAGATCCCATTCGGTACAGCAACCACAGCGGCCACAAGGACATGATTTGGCGCGGTGGCAAGGCTTGCATTTTTCAAGCGAACTGGAACATTATTGACACCAACGGCAAGGTTACCACTTCGCGGATAAAAGAACTCTACACGTCGTCGGTGCCAGCCATGCACTTCGCAGCTGATGCGCACCCCGAGCTGAGCGGTGAGTCAGTTATGCTGGTGTCACACTACAGTGGCGGGCACGCGGCAAATAAGCTTCCCGTTGTTGGTAACCTGCCCACGGCGTTCTGGGACTTCAGAAACAATGTAATGGCAATTGGTCCGCACTTCCAAAGCACGGACGGTGCGAACTACTGGGACGGGGATGAGCAGCGGGTTAACATTCGCACGCGCTGCGAAACGCCTGAAGGTCACAAAACAATCAAGCTGATGGGAATTACGAATTGGCCTGCGCGTTTTGGCCAGCCATTCCACAACAACAAATACGGTGACGGTATTATTGCCGAGCTTGTGCATCCCGACAGCACTACCAAGGACATTGAAACGTTTACGCCGCCGATCCGCAAAGACGTTGAGTTCGAAGTGGCGCTTAAAGAAATTGAAGTCAACAGTGACGAGATTGTTGCACGGGTAGTAACGCCTCTTGACATGGAAGGCGCGGACCAAGTGGCGACAAGCTGAAGGTGAGTGCATGGCTGCACAAGGGTACCCAGAAAGTACATGGTGAGCTGGCGCGTAGCGAGGTGTTTGAGGTAATGGTACCCAAGCTTGAAACCGCTCCCCCGCCTGCACCTAAGCCCCCGGTTGTGCCTGAGCCGCCAAGCACACCCCCGGCTGGAACTACGGAATGGGCCAAAGGGGTTGAATTGCGGCTGAAGGCGGTTGAAGTGAAAGCGACTGAGACCAATGAGCGGGTTGTTGAAGTGGCGCGGTCAATTGCGCTTATTATGGACCTGCTTGAAGCCCTTACTGACCGTATTGCGGGTATTTTCAAATAAGGGCGATTTGATAATGGTGCGGGTGTAATATTCGCATCCGCGCTATTATTTGAAACAACCAAAAGGTAACAAGGTAAACATGGAATTCAAAAGCGAATACGACTCTTTGGCGGACGTGCCAAGTGAGGTGACCCATTTGTTTGTTGAGAAAGACGGCAAAATGGTTCTCATTGGTGCCTCAGCTGTAAGTGCAGCCGGTGACGTTACCCGGCTTAACGAAGCGC